TTGCTTCAGGCGCAAGTCCTGGCCGGGCAGGTGACCACTGCCGCGCAAATGAATGTGGCCGTGAAGAATCCAGGATCTTTGGCGCAGCTCTCAAACGTTCAGACGCTCGCGGTGGCAAGCACCCCTGTGGTCAACTCCCTGCAGCCGGCAACAATAGTCGCAGCAAGCGCGGCATTCACTCTCACCGTGGTCGGCAGCGGCTTTGTTTTGGGCGCGGTGGTAAAGATCGGTGGGACCGCGCTCCCGACAACGTTTCAGACTGCAAATGGATTGACGGCGCAGGTTACGTCGGCGCAAGTGGCGACGGTTGCAAGTCTCAGTGTCACAGTAGCGAATCCGAACGGCACGACCTCCAATGTTCAGACCATGCCGGTGACTGCCGCACCCGCGATCAGTGCCCTTCAGCCCACCTTGGTAACTGCCGGCCCAGCAGCATTCGCACTGATCGTGCGCGGTACCGGATTCGTATCCGGGTCATCTGTCGAACTCAACGGCGCGCCTCTAAGCACTACCTTCGTCGACAGCACTGAACTCGACGCTCATGTGCCGCGAAGCGGATACACCACCGGTGCTGATGGCACATTCGTTCTGTTCTTTGACGATATTGCTGGATTGAGCCAGGTACGAACTGTCGTCGTGACTCACCCGAGTTATCCGATCGCAAAGTTACTTGATGTCACGTTGCTTAGAGGCGCCACGGTCTCTGTCTCTATCGACATGTCCTCGTAATTCAAAAGGAGAATAGCATGGGAATTTACACGTATCCGGGCGTATACATCCAGGAAGTCGATACCGGAAACAAGCCGATCGAAGGCGTCTCGACCAGCATAGCCGGCTTTTTGGGGATTGCGGAGCGCGGGCCGATGGCGGCGACCTTTCTGACCAGCTTCGCCGACTATCAGCGAAGTTACGGAAGCTACTACGTCGACAGCACAGGCACGCAGGCTTATCTCGCGTACGCCGTGGAAGGGTTTTTTCTCAACGGCGGCCAGGGGTGCTGGGTGGCCCGCGTGGCTTCCGCTACTGCGGGCACCGCGCAGGCAAAGCTGACAAACATTACCATCAGCGCGGCCGGTCCTGGAGCCACCGGAGGTCAGATCGGTTACCAGATTCTGCCTGCCAGCATGGCGCCGACCGACACAACCAAGTTCCAGCTGCAGCTCTTCTACTGGCCCGACCTTGCGACGGCCAAACTCTTGGATAAGACCAAGGCAACGATTGCAGAAGTCTTCGATAACTTGTCTACAAGCCCGACGTCGAGTATGTATTTTGTCGGGGCGGTGAACAGTGGCTCCAACCTGGTTCAGGTAGGGCAGCCCGCCGTCGGACCGGTGGCAGCCGCCGCCCTCGCCTTGCTGCCTTCGCCTGGTGCAGACCCGGCGCTGAGCATTACTGATTTCAAGGGCAGCGACATCGACCCCGTCAACCCGACTGGGCTGGCAGCACTGGATGCTGTCGACGATATTTCGATTTACTGCTGCCCTGACGAACACTACCTGGATAGCACCCTGGCCGGTAGCATCGCCGACGCCCTGCTCTCCAGTTGCCAAACTTCTCTGGACCGCTTTGCAATTTTTCAGTCCCCCGTAAACGCCGGACCGCCCGCGAAGGTGGCGCCTACGTCGACTGCGATCTCGCAGCGAGGTTACGCAGCGTTCTATTACCCGTGGGTGAATGTTGCGGACCCGACGACCGGCCTCAATACGCTGGTTCCTCCGGGAGGCCATATTGCGGGTATCTATGCGCGCAGCGATACGAATTACAACGTCGCAAAGGACCCCGCAAACGAACAGATTTCGGGCATCGATTCGCTGCAGTTGGTGATGAGTAACGTGACGCAGGGTCAACTCAATCCGATCGGCGTAAATTGCCTGCGTTACTTCAAGGCCCAGGGAAACCTGGTTTACGGTGGGCGAACTACTTCGCCTGATCCCGATTGGCAGTACATCAACGTCCGGCGTCTATTCATCTTCATCGAAAAGTCCATTCAGCAAGGCACGCAATGGGTGGTATTCCAGCCAAACGACCAAACCACATGGGCGCGCGTAATTCGCAGTGTGAGCGACTTTCTTACCGGCCTCTGGATGCAGAACATGCTGATGGGCGCTACGAAGGACCAGGCGTTTTTTGTTCGCTGCGACAACACGACCATGACGCAGACCGACATCGAGAGCGGGCGGTTGATCGTGCTGGTGGGAGTAGCGCCAGTGTACCCGGCTGAATTTGTCATCTTCCGCATTGGCCAATGGTCAGGCGGCGCGTCGGTAACCGAGAGTTAGCGGCAATTTGCAGAGGAGACGAGCATGGCACAGCGGAATGATCCGTACTCACAGTTTAATTTCTTGATCGAGATCGATGGAGTGGTGAAAGGCGGCTTCAGCGAGTGCAGCGGGCTGACCAGCGACACCAACGTGATCGACTACCGCGAGGGCAACGAAAAGCAGCTCACAACCCGCCGGTTACCAGGTTTGATGAAGTACACCAACATCGTTCTGAAGCGCGGCTACACGGCGGACAAGTCCCTGTGGAACTGGCGCCAGGACGTCATCAATGGTCAGATCAGCCGCACCACCGGATCGATCATCCTTCTCGATGATGCGCGCAATACCGCACTCACCTGGAACTTCCGCGAGGGTTGGCCATGCAAGCTTGAAGGTCCGGCACTGAATGGCAAAACCAGTGAAGTGGCGATCGAAACACTCGAGATCTGTCACGAAGGCATTGAACTGGCCAGTTAGAGAATTTTCGGTAAAGGTGTAGACCGAACGACACAAGCCTGCGTGGCCGTTCTATCAAGGAACGGCCACACTTAACAGATCTCGACGGACCACAGTATTGCCGAAAATGCTCTAGTTCGGGCGCAAGGAGAAGATGCTATTAGCACCTATGTCACTCCCGGCATTTACCAGGCGCTGCAGTTGCCGGCGTTGCCCGATATCCGTCTGGTCAGAACAGATATCGCGGGCTTCTTCGGCTTCAGCGAACGCGGTCCGCTTGTAGATCCCAGCGAGACTGATCCCAGTGTGCGCGTGCTGGCGGCGGTGAAGCTTACGTCGTGGGACGACTTCCGACGCGCCTTCGGAGGGTTCCTTCCATACAGTTATCTTGCCTATGCGGTACGTGGGTTCTTTGCCACTGGCGGTCAGACCTGTTATGTGGTGCGGGTAGGCGTTGCCAGCACACCACCTGCCGTAGCGCTGATGCCCCTGCCGGCGGCAATTATCTCGACTCAGATCGCAACTTCCGCCGAGATGGTCCAACCTTCGGGTAACGATCCTGGCTCAAGTACCGCTCAATCGCAAGCGCATATCCAGTTTGATGTTCCGGTTTCACTGCCTGTCACCAGTGTCATTGCCATCGGCGAATCAGGATTCAATCCTCAATTCACGGTGTCGAGTGTGATTGACAGCCAGAACATCAGCGTTCAGCCCCTTCCTGATTCGACACAAGACGGCGCGCCGGTGTTTGTTTTAACGGGTCCTGCAGTCGCAAATTCGAACACGTCGGTCACGACGGCGAGCGCCATTGGTGCGACACAGATCCAGCTCGATAGCACGTACGTAAATGGAATCTGTCAAGGCGCACTCATCGCCATTAGTGATCCGCTCAGTGGTGAGTGTGTATCGGTGGCAAGCGTCGTTGACGATCAGGTCATCACCGTACAGCCGGCGCTCTTATCGGCCCACGAGGTTGGAGAGCAGATTTATCCAATCGCGGGGTCGGCACTCACGGTCGCAGCCGCAAAAGGCGATACGACTCTTCAGGTTGTTAGCACGGCTCAATTCGCTAAAGACGACCTGGTAAGCGTAGAAGGTGGTGGTGTCACCGAAATTCGTGTGCTGACGGCTGACCCCACGGCGTCGACGATTCAGCTTGGCTTGCCGTTGAACTTCGCCTACGACGCGGGAACTGTAGTGCGCAAATATACCGCGGCACTGACCATAAGCGCGTGCAGCGCCGGAGCCTGGGGCAATCGCATCAGGCTCACGATCAAGCCGCTCGACACCGGCAATGCAGTCACGCATTTTTCGATGCTCGTCAGCCTCGATCAAGGCGACGACACCGGACAACCGCTGCAACAGGAGTTTTACCCACTCCTCTCTCTTGATCCTTACGATCCTTATCCGCTGACATCTGCAGATTCAGCGGCGCCACCTCCGCCGCCTGGATCCCCTATAGGCACTTCTTCAATATATGTGGTGAACGTAATCAATAACGCGTCCAATCTCATTCAGGTGACCGTACCTGCCACGCCTCCACCAGTCCTTGAGCAAAGAATGCAATTGCTGGTGAATAACGGACCGTTGCAGACCACTGATCTTTATCTCGAGGGCGGATCCGATGGCGTGCCTGCAACGACGCCGAACCTCTCGATCAAGACGGCTGTAGATCCATGCGGCGGTCCGATCGCTGCCGCGCCCACGGCCACTGCTGCTTCGCCATATTCCTCGCCTCCCATGGCATGCGATCGGGACTTCTACGACGCGCTCGATATCCTGGGTTTGGTGGATGAAATAGGCATTCTCTGCTGTCCCGACGCAGCCGGGCCTCCGCCACAAATGCCCGCGACTCCTGGTTGGTCGATGGCTAATATTCAGCAGGCCATGGTCAATCAGTGTGTGCAAATGCAATACCGGGTGGCAGTGCTGGATACGCCGATGTCGTTAACACCTGCCCAGGCATTGAAATGGCGAAACCAGCTTGCATACTCAGATCCTCCGGCACGTTTCGCTGCCGCGTATTATCCCTGGATTGAAGTGCCTGATGAACTAGGCATCGAAGGTCCAAGCCGGACGGTCCCTCCGAGCGGTCACGTTGCGGGCGCATACGCGTACACCGATAACAATTCCGGAGTGCAGAAGCCGCCCGCAAATGTCGAGTTGCAATTTGTTTCCGATGTACAACTGGAAGTTACCAGCCAACAACAAGGCTTCTTGAATCCCGCCGGAGTCAATTGCATCCGACCGTTCCCCGGGCGCGGCATTCGCGTGTGGGGCGCGCGCTCCATTTCGCAGGACCCTAACTGGCGGTACATTCATCGACGACGACTGATGTCGATGATTGAAGATTCCGTGGAGCAAGCCAGTCAATGGGTGGTGTTCCGAACCAATGACGACGACCTCCGACGGATGCTGACGCATTCGTTGAATGTCTTTCTTCAGACGATCTGGCTGGCAGGTGGCCTGCAGGGAGCGCGCCCCAGCGAAGGTTACTTCGTGAAGTGCGACAGTACGAATAATACGCCGACCACGATCGACGCCGGCCAGCTTGTGTGCCAGGTCGGTGTGGCTGTCGCTGCGCCCATGGAATTTCTGGTATTCGAAATGCGGCGCTCGGTAGCCGGCGCGCAAGTGGTGGAGGCCTAGCGATGGGTTCTATGAGGATCGATCCACTCGGAGCTTATAACTTCTACCTGACGCTCCTCGATTCGCAGTCCACTGCGGGTACTTTGATCGCCGTTGCGGTCAACTACTTCGTGGCTGGATTTTCGGAATGCAGCGGGATGGACGCCAGCTTCGAAGTGATGGAACTGAAAGAAGGAGGGCTGAATTCGCACGTCTGGAAGCTTCCCGTGCGAGCTTCGCACTCCAACATCACCTTGAAGCACGGAGCAATCTACGCTTACGACGACCTGTGGGATTGGCACTATGGCTGGGTACAAGGTCAGGGAACGCGCAAGGACGGGTTGATTGTGCTCAATGACAACAGCGGTCGACCCGCGAAGATATGGAAGTTCAGCCGCGGGATTCCGGTGAAGTGGTCCGGACCCACGCTGAATGCCTCGCAGAACAGCGTCGCGATCGAGGCGTTGGAGATCGCACACGAAGGCTTGGAGATGCAATTAGGAGCTTGAGGGGGATACCGTGGACGAACCAAATCAGGTCGGAATCGGTGAAGTAAAAACCGACATAGTCGTCACCGAGGGAATCGGCCCGCTAAGCAGGGCAGATGTGCAGAAGGTCGTTTCGCTGGTGTTGGAGCACCTGCGGCACGAACAGGACAAGAACGATCAAAGAGAGAAGGACACCGGGATCACCAACCGGGTATTCCCGCCGGCGGTGCAATAAGCCATGCCAATTGCCAAACTCACCATCATCCCCGAGGACGGGAGCAAGCAGATACAGGCGCTCTACAATCCCGAGAAATACTCGGTCAATAAATCTGTGCAATACGCCGAGATCGGAATACCGGGTCTTGACGAGCCGATACTGCAGTTCATTCGTGGCCAGAATGAGAAGGTCACTCTCGACCTCTTCTTCGATACCACCGAGCAGGGCATGGTCGATAACGTGTCGGACGTTCGCGCATTGACGTTGCCCGTCTACAACCTGCTAAGAGCGAATACTGAGACTCATGCCCCACTACGCTTCAAAATCGAGTGGGGAACGGGCATGTCGCTTTTCAGACAAGGCCATACTTCCTCGCTTTGCGTCATGGAAAGTATGAACGAGGAGTTCACGCTCTTCGCCCCTACGGGCGAGCCACTGCGCGCCAAGCTCACAGTGACCATCCGGATGGCCCCCAGCGTAAAGCTGCAGTTCCAGGAGAACCCGCGCCACTCGCCGGATCGCACCAGGATGGTGACAGTCGTGCGGGGGCAGCGGATCAGCGATATAGCCTACCAGCGGTATGGCGATCCCACGCAATGGCGTGCCATCGCAGATGCGAACCCCTCGATCACCAATCCTCGCTTTCTCGATACCGGCGCAACGTTGACGGTGCCGAGCCTGGTTGGAGGAACCTCGTCAAATGGCTAGCGCGCCCGCCATGCAGCCCACGGCGACCCCGACATTGTCGACGCTCTACGACTTTTACGTCCCGGCTTACCGTTTGGTGCTCAATGGCAAGGTTCAGCCGCAGTTGGTGCAGGACATCCTGAGTGTGACCTTTCACAACAGTCTGAAAGATGTGGATTCAGTCGACCTTCAGGTGAACAACTGGGATCCCGGTGAACCTGATCAGGGCCACGCGGTGCAGGGAAAATTCCGCTATCACAACACCAACACGTTCGACCCCTGGCAGGAACTCGAACTCTGGATGGGCTACTATCGCCAGGGCAAGGATAACCTCCAGCAAATGATGATTGGTGAAATTTCGTCGATGGCGCCTAATTTTCCTGCTTCCGGCGGATCCACTCTCACCGTTCGAGCATTGAGTTTTCTGCACCAGTTCCGCATTCAGCAGAAGACGCTGCAGTTCATCGGCAAGACCGACTCGCAGATCGCACAGCAGATCGTGAAGGAAATCAATAAAGAGGCGCAGGCGAAATTCACCAAAATCAAGATCCAGATGTTGGATTCAGAAGTGAATGACAACATTCATAATAATCGTGAAAAGCCTTGGCCTTTCCTCGAAATGCACAATCAGTTTCCGATCGTGTTTCTGATGCAAAGGTCGCGCGAAATAGGCTATGACATTTCGATTGACGACTGCACCGACGAGAGCGGCCTTCGCACAATCACCTTCCATTACCAGTTAAGCAACTCTGTGCTTCGGTCAACGTACGTGCTGGTGTGGGGCCAGTCGCTGATCAGCTTCCAGCCCACCTTGCAGACGGCACGCCAGGTCAGCGCTGTCACGGTGAATGGATGGAACGTGCAAACCAAGAAAGCTATTTCTCAGACAGTTACGCGCGCGGACCTCATATCAGGAGTGAAACCGATCGCCCCGGAAGACTTAGGTTTGATCGACACTCAGCTTGTACAAAAGGTCGAGGTTGTAGTTGACAAAGGGCTCAAAGACCCGGCCGAAGCAAAGCAGGTTGCCGAGAGAACGCTTCGCCAACTTGCGCAAGGACTGGTGGAAGGCAAAGGCAAGACCGTCGGTCTGCCCAATCTGCGCGCAGGAAACAAGGTGCAGATCTGCATGAATCCGCTCGACGTCAATCGCAATCCGCCGTTGGACAGGTTTTCAGGAATCTACCAGGTGACTGAAACCACGCACACCTTCAGCGATAGCGGCTACACCACAGATTTCACTTGCCGCATGGAAGCGAAGTCCAACAGCTAGTGAGAGTGAGGATGGCTACATGGCGATAGTGAATGGGGTAGTAGTCGGAATCGTGACAGCCGTGGACGTTGGCAAGGTGAAGGTCAACTTCCCCTGGCTCGACGCCGGGCACGAGTCCGACTGGATACGCATCGCGACCACCATGAGCGGCGGCAATGCCGGATCGTTCTTCATGCCCAATGTACAGGATGAGGTGTTAGTCGCTTTCGATCATGGCGACACGCGCTTTGGATACGTGGTCGGTTTCATGTGGAACGGGCAGGATGCCGCTCCCGGAACTGATGTGCGGGACCGAAAGCTGGTTTCTAAGAATGGACACATGATCCGGTTCCTCGATTCCACACCTGGCGCCGGAAGTATGGGCGCTGTCGTCATTGAAGATGCAAGCGGCAACCGCATCACCCTGTCTGACGGCAAGGTTGTCGTACAAAGCAAATTCTCGATCGAAATCGAAGCGCCAACCATTTATCTGCAAGGCCCCAACATGAACGCGGACAGCGGGGGACCGCCGCAGAATGCCTGGAAGCGCAGAGTCTTGCCTAATAACAACGCCATCTGACACGGGACGCACCGCGTATGCCGAAAATCGACATTCCGATACCGAAAGATCTGAACTCGATGTTTCAGTTCCCGCCGTGTGCGCAGGTGCAGTTGAAGCCACCATCACCGCTGAAGATTACCCTGCCGACTGGAGGAACGCTCAGCGCATTCTCCGATCTTTCCAAGGGGATACCCAGTGACTGTTCGCAAACGTTCAGCCTGATGCTGCAGATAGCGCCTTTCCTCGGAAGCATTGAATGTCTCCTCAAGGTTCTGGGTTTGATCGGACCATTGATCGAATTCGTGAAGTCTGTCCCCGATCCCATCAAGCTGGCCAGCACGGTGCCGAAGTTTCTGCAGGCTGCCGAGGCCGTGATGCCCTGCGTGGCAGTGGTCACCGGTCTCGGCATTATTCCATTCATCAAAGATCTGCTGTGCCTCATCATCAAGGCCTTGAATTGCTTCCTGCAGCAAATGAAGACCCTTCTCGGAGTAATGGGCGGACTCGCAATTCAATTGAGTGCGGCTCAGGCCAATGGCGATACAGACCTGATGAACGCGATCCAATGCGAACAGAGCAACGCGCAGGTTCTGGCGGGAAATATGACCGCATCCATCGAACCCATTGGCGCTATTTTGCAACTTGCCGGTACGCTCTTCAGCATCGCGGGCATTCCCGCGATCACGTTGCCCGCGGTAGGATCAGCAACCGATCTCGATTCCCTCAACACTCTCGTCGAGACGCTTCAAGGCGTGGTTGGCACGCTGCAGATAGTCGCCGATGGGCTGGGAGGTTGCAATTCGTGAATGGCAACAGCATCATCGGCCAGGGCTGGAGCTTTCCCATCAAGCTCAACGCCAAGGGCGGTCTGGACTGGTCAACCGGGCCGGACCGCATTCAGGCCGCGATCTGGAATATTTTATCGACTTCTCCAGGCGAGCGTCTCATGCTCCCCACCTTCGGCGCGGGCATGAAGGATTACGCCTTCGAATCGAACAGTCAGGTGGTGTGCGGACGATTGCAGTCAGAGGTGCAGAAAGCCCTGACTCAATGGGAGCCTCGCATTCAGGTGGTCACCGTGCAGGCAACGCCGTCAACGGAACAAGACAGCCTCGTTCTCATATCGATTACTTACCAGATCAGCAATACCAACGAC